ATCGTTCAAAAACTTTTTCATTGATGTGGCCGCGAACGGCAGCTACGCCATCATCACCTTCAAATTTACCTTTCCATTTTACTCCGCTGCGGTGGCACGCATATGCCATTAGGCACAGGTTGGCGAACCCGTTCCCCAATGACGTACACATCTCACCTGACATGCGGGTGGCAAAAACCCAAATAACAAAATACTTAAATGTGCACACATTCTCGCCACCAAGAACCTCCCAACAAATTATCATCATCGACATCAGTGCCGGGGTGTGTTTTAACATAAATATATACAATTGAAACTCGCACGCATCCATCATTTCTAGAACAAACCCGCACTCAAAGCTGGTGTAATCAGTTATCACAAAGGTTACCCCAGGCTCCCAGAGTTCATCAAACAAATACTGAGCGCGCTCTCGCACTGGTACATACTTAATGAACTCCGGCAACTGGAATACCACACACTCTATAGCGTGGAATAACGGACCGCTAACAACCTTAAATGCGTCTGTTCGTGAATTTATACCTCTACCGTGCTTAATATCGGTATAACCTTCATCTTTCATGAAGGATTTTACTCTTTGAAGCTTCCGATCTGTGAGAGCTTGGTCCCCAAACTGGTTATAGACAGCAATAAGTTGCTCTTTTCTGGTTTGGGGATAGTTAGCATTTTGGATCCAAGTCTCGAAGCTAAGGTCGTGGTCAGGGAGCAGAGGTAGGAGACGGTCTCTGCAAAACTCCTGTACAAATTGTTTGAATTCAAGGGCAAGTCCAGGATTAACGTCTGGCATTTTTGCGGCAAATCGTTTACGAGCTCCTGCAAGCATCGTATCTCGGTCTCCTGGGTCCGTATGAAAGAGTGTAGCTTGGCGAATATGAGGGCCAAGGCTAACAGCGACAATGGGGCGATGACGAAGTAGGACAGGCAGTTCTCTAATTTTGGTGCCTTCCTTAATGTCTGGGATAACTGGGAATTTGACCTCCCCGTATCTGACGCCAACAATGACGGTACGAACCCGCCGCATAGGGGAAAATCCTGATGAACAGAATGTGTCTTCATAGACTCGCGCACCCACCCACAAACCTCAAATGTATGTTGCAAAAGGATCTGGTCGGTGATGGTCTCGGCGCGATTATAATTAACAGTGCCGAGGCGTGTGAGTGTGGAGCAGGCTTTCCCGCTGGAGGTGGCATCATCCATGCCAAGGTGGAGGTTTCCAAATGTTGAAACCTGCATAACAGCC